CAGGAACCGATCTATGTCCTTCTCTTTGATCTCAACCCGCAGCTTATCTGTATTGAACGGCTGCACAAACCGAATCCAGTTCTCAATTTTCCAGAGATTGGATTGGGGTTTGTCGAAATCTAGCATGACATGGCTGGTCTGTTGATCAAGGTCACTCATCGTGAAGTTTTCATTATATCCAAGTGGGCCCTCCGGTTCTTCGAAGATTGCATCGCTGCATCCATCGAATTGCCATCGGGTCAACCAAAATTTGATTAACACTTCTACGGTAGACTTTTCTTTCAACAGGTCCAACCACTCATGGACTTTTCGATTCCTATACCTTTTCGGTATTGATTCTCTGATGGAAACCTCCCCGTCTGTCTCTTCACGGCACAATACACCATTTTGTGCTTCAACGTAAGGAGAACTCAGACCGGCTTGGACCTTCCTCTCGTATCCAGGTTCCACTAATTTTGTTAGTCGGGAACTACGAGTACCAACGATATCTTCGGCGAGACGGCGGAACTGCTGTTTGTCAACAACCCATGGATGTGAATCCTTAAGTTTCTTGACGAAACCGTTCCAACCGGAGAGACACGCAAACGCTCTATCACGATTTCCTTGTGAAATCTCGTAGGGTTCGGTCGTTCTCAACGCTAGTCCTCCCACAGCCTGTGGTAGGAACCAACTCGCACTGGCTGACTTCTCGCGAAGTAGCTCCATGTGTGAGTCGAAGAAAAGTTGTGACATCTCCTTGAGATTATCCTCAAACCCTTTCTCAAAGGCTTTTTGGACACTCCAAAGATCAGTCACAGCTCGTCGTTGGCCACCCTTGCCCAGTGTCGACTGTAAGAAGTCCCCATTCAAGTAATAGCTTTCGTGACAGATTCCGAACTCATCCCGAAGGAAAAGTTTTGAATTTATTACAGCAAAGCGATCACTTGTATAGGTCTTTCCCACAGACGGCACCAAGCCAAGGCAATCAGAGAGCTCATACCATCGAGCAACCTCCACTTCATTCATTGCCTCTACACTGTCATCTCCGTTTACCCTGAAGGTCATGGTCTCAAATGGGAATTCCATCTGGGGGTCCTTAACGATCCAAAGCAACGCGGCGTTGACAATATTCAAGACAATGAAAGAGAGTACTGAGCCCATCAGTTGTCCATTCCTTTGGACAAACGGCTTGAGATAGTCGTCTTTTTCTTTCCATTTCCCATAATTGATAACGTTATTGATTAACGAATCTACAATGAGGTCATTTGGAAGATCAAGCTGAAGAGCGAGCTCCTCTCCTACAACCTTGCTACAGAATCTCGCTAGATTGTCTGTGGCAGCGGAAAAGTCACCGGAATGATACTTTTCCCCAGGTTGAAGTGGCGGCAAATCAGTCCATTCCACGGGACGGCCAATCAACGCGAATTGCGGTATGGTCTTAAGTCCCTTCCAGAGCGCCAGTTGCAGACCCTTGAGAGCATAAGTTGTCCTACCCGGGCCTTTCGTAATCACGCGAACCTTGAATGGTTCACAGATCGGAACGGCCGTGCAGCATAACTCATCCTCTAAAGTGTCAAACTTCGGTCGGATAGTTGGAATTTGAACGGATTTTGAACCCAAGTCACGAAACTCACTTTCTCCAATCTGTGAGAAACTGATATCATGGGCCTGACCACCGCTACGGCGATTCGAGGCGAATGAGGCCTTTGATGAAGGCTCCCAAAACTTGGTTTCAAAAGAAACTCGGGGAACAAGCAGACTTACGATCTTTCTTACTCTTTCTTTAAAAGCGCGACGAATCATGAATACTTCATTCGTTTTCGGAACAAACACCACATTCGGAACGACCCTCTCCTTGGAGAGGGTGTCCCTATGTTTGCGTAAGTTCTTAAT